TCATCGTCATAAATGTACTCCATTAGAGTTTTCTCCTTTTCGGCTGGCTAATAACTAGACAATTGAAACTCTGCACCTGGTGTAAGTAGGTAGAGCTTTTCAATAACTTTCTTTTGTTTGTATTGTGCCAATGTAGAGACTGTGCTCAAACTCCAGTGAGGTTCAATATCTAAAGGACATGAGTATTCACTCACCCATACAATATGCCCCTCTAATGACTTATTTACTGCCCAATTCCAAAACTTTACACTATCAAAACTTACAGTATAACCGGCGCTTCCTTCATATGGAGGATCACAGTATATTATAGACTTTGGAGGTATATCTAAATCCTGATAAGACTTAGAGTAAAACTTAGTCCCTTTCAAAAGTTTAGACTTTCTCGATAAACTATTTCTGGCTTGTTGAGAGTAACTTTCTCCTTTTTTATTACTAGCAAACGTTCCCCACTTTAAGCCAGCAAAAGAGCAGCCAATAGAAATAAATGCTCTTAGTTCAGGAGGATAATCTAAGGGGTTTTCTTTAACTTTTAAGTAAAAGTCTTTATCCACATTTTCTGGTGGTTGATAGCCTTCATTAGTGCACTTTTGGTATAAACTGACTAGCTCATAATCAATATCATTACCTATTCTATCACCAGAAGCTAAAGCCAACGTATTACAAGACCCCATAAAAGGTTCAACCCATACAGAGCCTGGTGTTCTAAAGCTCTCCATTATTGGAACAATAGTTTTAGCTATTCTAAATTTGCCTCCTAAATATTGCACCTTAAAAGCTCCTTTTCTTAGATCCACCTACATTCACTTTTCTAGATCTAACGCCTTGCCTCGTTTGATAGCGTCTTTGGTCAACTATAACATCATCATCCCAACGCCACATAATACAGTCATATCTAAGCGCGTCGAGTGGGTCTTCTCTGCCATCCTTCTTAGGCTTCTCTTGTCGCGGTTCCCAGCTGTAAGTAAGTAGAGCCTTTCTAATTGAGTTATTAGTTGAACGTTCGCCAGCGTCCCATACTTCTCTAGTGATCAAGTATTGACCTCTACTAAATGCTCTCTTTAAACGCTGCACACCATTGAGGATGTCAGTTCTGATAGGGTCAGTATTAGACCTCAGAGGCATACCTAAACCTTTAGGCGGTGGTAGTCTCATCGCTCTAAAAGCACTGGCACCAGTCTGATCATTTCGAGCTTTACCGGCCTTATCAGCACATCCAGAGTCTAACCAGATTCTAGGACCCGGTGCCTTCCCCTTAGTTTTTCGAGGCCAAGCAATGGAGAGAATGAGCTGTGCCAGTTGTTCGATAGTGACTTCAGCCGGGTTAATCTCTGCTGCAATTATATCAGCCTTTAATAGTGGATCATGGCAGATGATAAGCACAGATGGTTTTCTAAAACCCCAGTCAATGGCAATCCTTGAACTCATCGAGGGTTGATACTGCCAATCATCGAGGACCATCTTGGCCGGGTCAAACTCATTATAGACTAGACCTGATGGGGGTCTAGGCTGATTCATGACCATTGCTAGGCGCTCAGCCTCTGGTAGTAACTTGGTAGCTTCAAACCACTCTTGACTCAGGTTAGCCTCATTCACATAGCTTGTATAGAGTAGAGGCTTACACTCACTTCTCTCAGCTAATCGACACCACCAGGCATCAGCCACCGGTAGACCCACCAATATCATGATGGGAGTAGGACCACTCCTTAAACGTCCTAAGGCTTTGTGGGCTACCTCTTCAGTAAGTGTTTGGCATTCATCAATCAAGCATACACCACTAGTTACATTTAAACCTTCTAGTGGATTGTGTGTAGCATCCCTAGTACCAGGCCGATAGTAAGACCTAGTCCAAACAGTGGACCCGGTTTCAGGGTCTGACCATTGTTTGAGGGTGTGATTGTAAGTCCATCCTAATGGAGCTAACCACTTCTCGATTTCAGGCATCAATACAGAGTTATAGCGTGGTGTTGTGTCAGTAACTAACAGAGAGCTGGTACCGGGTCGAATGTGGCTGATAGTTAGCAGAGACAAGACTAAAGCCGATGTTTTACCGGACCCCCATCCACATCTCGCGGCTATGATCTTATTCTCTTTTCTGATCTGAGTGATAATGTCTAGTTGCAATTCATTAAGTTTTAATGAGTCCATCTTCGGTAACTTTCCAACGCTCAGAGTGTGAGAAGCCAGCGTCATTAATCTTTAAGATAAGCACCAAAGCACCTACCTCTATTGACAGTGTACGCTCATAACCTCTTACCCACCCATCACTAATATCAGTTTCAGCTATGATTGAATATTCCCCATTCATGATGAGATAGCTCTCTTGAAAGTAGCTTGCGAAATGCCACAGCTTTTTAAGCTTAATCTTTGTCAGAGTCTTCGGTTGTGTCTTCACTTAAGCTCTCCTCTCTAAGCTCAGCCTTTAGCCGTTCGTCAGTCTGCTCTAACATAGAGAGGACCATGTTTTGACCTGCGTTAGCTTTGCTCTGTGTGATTTCAATCTCTCTCTTCGGTCCCCATCTATCTGGGTGCCTACGTTCCAGCAACCAGGCATAAGCTCGCCAGTCTCCACGCTCATCACCTAAAGCTTTGATTCTCGCCACGTTTACAGCTTCTGCAAAGTCAATAGCCTCCTCAACCTCAGCTCTCCACTCTTCACTTTCCTCTAACCATAGGTAGTAAGTACCTCGACTAATGAGGCTCAAACTACAAGCCGCCTTAATACTCATACCGGTTCTTAGATTGTCTAGTAAGAGTTCTCTGGTCTTTCTGTTCTTAGTCATAGCGCGCTCACGTTAGTGTATAGTTTGTTTATTTATATATTACCCTTGTTGACGCTTAATAACCACCGCCTGCGCCCTTGTAAGTAATATATCACGCTCGATAAACACTCTTTGACCTGACAAGCTCACCACTACCATGTCTAAGTTTCTCAGCTTCTTAGACTGCCTAATAAACTTGTCCTCTCCTATCCTCCAATTGGGATGTAGCAGAGTCACTTTAGTGAATTGTGGCCAAGTGATTTCACCTGGTGGTTTATTCTTCCACCTAAGATAAGATGGATTAACAAACAGAACTTCTCTGGCTAGATAAAGCTCAGTCCCGACGCTGACCATGCCTAGCCTCTTGCAGCACTTTCTCAATGTGGGCCATGAGCTCTTCAGAGTGTTTAGCTATCTTAGCATCATGATCTTTAGCAGAGAGTACGATTAACTTTTTTAAGCGTTCTAGTATTTGGATGGTGTCGTCTTTTCGCTCGTTCATGGTCAATAAGCCTCTAGAGTATAATCAGCATATTTAGCTTCTAGCGATTCAATAAGAACAGTAAAATGGCTGAATACATCCTCTAAGTATTCATAACCTTTTTTAGCTGTGAACTTATGAAAAACCCAATTTTCTCTCTCTACTAAGTACTTCTCTAACAAATCTTCCTTAGTGTATTTGACATTTGTAAATAAGATAGTGGGCCTTTTTAAATGTATAGAAGATATGTGCTCGGGGGTTAATTCAAGTACATTAAATAGATAAGTATTTTTAGTAAAGAGAGGATCATCACACAAGCCTAGAATAAAACGTATAGATTTCTCACCAGCATATCCTTGTTTAAAAAAGATATGCCAAGATGAAAGAATACTACATCCTATTATAGAGTTTGACTTAGTTGATGACTCTTGAGAACAGCCAATTTCTAAAAGGTTTTCTCCATTCAGTGAGGAAACAAGATGAGAATAGTTACCAAATAAAAAATCATTAAAACGTTTACCTAATAATTGTTCATCTGCTTGCGTAAAATCAACACTACCATCATCAAATAAATAAGTGTAGTCATCATATAAACGAAAGAACTCACTGCACCAGTCATTAATTTCTGAGCAGAGGTTTTTGAGTCTTAATCGACAGCGTTTATCGAATCTAATTTGATAAGGCATGAAACAAATAGGGAAAAAACTAAGGAATTGATTAGATGTTAATCTAATTAGACTTGGTAGCCAGTAAGGTTTTCCTTTTCCATCTGCTTTCATGGTTCCAATAACAAACCCATCATAGCATCTAATAAAGTTTTTACAGTTAAAAGAAGATAGAGGATAATGTATTTGTTTACATTTCCCTACCATCTCAGAGGTACTTTTTGAATAAGTACCAACAATAAAGAAACCAGTTTGAGTTTTTTCAGTAGCTTTAGCCTTTTTATCCAGTTCTTTAGTAAAATTACTGAAGTTTGGAATCTTTTCTAAATGCTTAAAGTCTAACTCGGCCCAGCCAGGAGGTTGAGCAATATATTCATCAAAACAAGTCCAATTATTAGCAATTCTCTCTTTTTTTGTAAGATAAGGAGAGGCTCTTTTACTTTTTATCTCCACATGGTACCCAATTAGGTTCATATCCATAGGGGGTTGAGATATTTCTTTTGAAAGGTGGCTATAATCACCACGAAACGACATATTTTTATAAACATCATTTCCATTTAAAATAACTTCAGCCCAATAAAGATTTAACATTTCAAAAATGCTTGATTCAAGCTGTAACCCAATCCCCATGCCCTCTCTTATCTTTTCAATATGTTGTTTGTCTTTTCTATGTTTGCCTTTTTTACTTGGTTCTTTGTTTTTCTTAGCGTTCAAAGTAAGTCCCCTTTAAATTAGTTACCCCATGAAGGTGGCATAAGCTCACCTGGATTAGTCCACTGGTTATTCTGTGCAGCTGGTGACTGATTCCAATCTCCTGAGTGCTCTGGTTTTGGATCTAGCGACCTCCACATTTTAGCGATGACTTCCCAGCGTCTATTATTAGGCTCATCTGGGTTTGGTGCATAGCTTTTTAGACTACCCTCGATATAGACCTTAGAGCCCTTCTTAAGCTGTGTTGTTGCTCTATCTGCTGATTGTCCCCAAACCTTAATATTGTGCCATTCAGTAGTTTTCTCCCATCTGCCATCCTTTTGGTAATTTTCAGATGTAGCTACTGAAAAGTAGGCGTATTGTTTGCCGTTATTGGTGATCCTTAGCTCTGGAGCTTTGCCAAGATTCCCAACCAATGTAATAGTGTTAATCATTCTTTCGTCTTCCAATTCTTCTTGAGACCACTTGAACACAAGCCCCACCTCTGGCTCTAGTTTCTCGATACTCTAGTAATACCTCTCTGACTAGTGCAGCGCGTGAACATTGATGAGAGTTAGCCGCTGACTTTAGCCAGGCGTATTCATCAGGTGTTAAGCGTAGTCCTACAACTTTTGTGAGTGACTGCATTTGTCTCTCCTTTAAAATGACCTCAGGCTTTAGGGTCTCTCTCTAAACATTTAGCTTAATACGAAATGGTTTAAAATAAGCCTGAGGTCAAGGCCATCATAACAGCCTCAAAAGTTGAGTCAATAAATTGTTTACAATTCTTTTCAGTACTACAAAAAATAAAGGTGAGGCCAGATAATTGAACTCACCAAGTGTTACCTTCTCATCACTCGTGTGAGATAAGTGTAAATTGAGTCCGCTTAACCTTCATTGTCCTTTCGGACGTTAAAAGAAAAGAAAGGGTGAATGACAATAGGGTAACTTACTGATGATGAGATAGACTGTAACTGAAGTCAACACAAAAAATAAAAGCCAGTAGAACTCATAAGAAACTACTGGCTTTTAGCAATTCTCAAGGGGAGTGAGACTTACTTGAACACATAAGTAATAGTCAATTCACAAGCAGATGTACACAACAATTCTAGGTACTGAACCATTCTCTCTAAGTCTGAATGTAGTTAATACAGCTTGATAATAGAGGCTTAGATAGTGAGTTCTAAAGCTTGTCTGCTCACTATAATCAGAGCTGTGTACTATTGCATCACCGGTTGTAACTTGCCATATCCATTGCCCAGAACCCTCTAAAAATGGTGATGAAATAACTTTGATTGTCTCTTTAGAGTCGACTACAAACACTTCATAGTTAGTCTCTTCGCTCATATAATAATATGGCCCGTCAATCATCTCAAACCCCACTTAGCTCTGAGTGCTGCACGATTTGACCCGGTGCGCCTGCTTTGGCCTACCATCTGAATGGGTGTCAGCATCTGAAGTAAACGATCCTCACTAGCTGGATTGAGTAGAGTTGAGAATAGTTGCTGAGGGTGAATATTAGTTGTCATCAATACACAGAGTTGGCCACCTTGCCAGTAATCATGTATCTTACCGATGATTTCATTGGTCCTTGACACCATCCAAGCTGACTTACTGCCTGATCCACCTCTACCGCCTATCTCATCGAGTAGTAGTATGGTCCTTCTCTTATTGCCATACCCAAACAGCCAATATTCTACCGGGTCTTTATGTCGCTTAGAATCATAGTTGTCTTTAATGTCTTCTAGTAACTTATCATGAGTAGAGTAGATGACGCGATGACCAGCCAAACAAGCCCATCTAGCCACAGCATAGAGTATGGAGCTTTTACCATTACCAGGTTGCCCATACATGAAAGCACCAGGCCCTTGATTGTCTTCTGGGTTTATCATGTGGGCTATGAGCTGGTTAATGACTTGCTCTTGTAGTGGATTATCCCACTCATACTTGTCTAGATGCATATCCACAGCGCCAGCCGGTAAATTCAGTTTATTTAGTGCTTTGATTCGTCTACGTGGTATCTCACAGTAAGGACACATCCTTGTAGTAGTACGATCTACTCTTAGAAAGCCATCATCACATCTACCACAATAATTAGGCAAGGTAACTGTAAAGCGTGGTGCTTTGCGCTCTACCATGCCATTATCTTCTAGATTCTGCCCGTTCAGATGACTATAGTCTAGTAATGTTCTGGTTTGCGTGTCTGCTATTGGTTTCTCTCTGAGTTGCCAAGAGGCCTTAAATTGTCTTACTTGATTCTGTAGTCTAGTGATTGCTTCTGAATCACCTAGTTTAGTAAATCCATGTGGCATAGATTCTCTCCTTTAATATAGTTTGTATGGATTGCAAGTTGACTCTGAACGGGTGGATCTTTTTTCTTGATCTCTTCTGTATTGTAGCTTTGAGCCCCCGTTACTTTTTCGCGCGTCTAATATTGCTTTGATTAAGAAAGTCTCTGATAGACCCTCTAGGCGCGATGAGATGACTACTGCTCTCTCTCTCTCAGACAGTCCCAGCTCATCTGCTGACTTAATTTTACTAAGATCAATCTCAGCTGTATTATTATTGTTTTCCTTTATTGTTTCCTTAGTTGTTATCTCCTTAGTTGTAATGTCTGCCAATTTGACAGAAGGGGTACTGTCAAGAGTGACATAGGGGGTACTGTCAGCAGTGACAGAAGGGGTACTGTCAAGAGTGACATAGGGGGTACTGTCAAGAGTGACAGGGGGTAGGCTTAGCACTATGTCATCACTGACAGAAGGTGTACTGTCAACAGTGA